ATACTGCCAGTCATCTGTCGAGATTTCCTGGCTACCTCTGACCGGGCTTCCAGCCCCTCCACCTCCGGCGGAGCCTCCCTGGCCCTTCCGGGGGACCCTCCGGGGGCCCCTTCGGGGGGGGTAGGGGGATGGGGTGAACTGGCAAGTCGTTCGACCAGATGTTTTTTTTCTCGACAGATGTCAAAAGGGTATGTCGCAAAAACAGTTCAGAAATTTCTGTGGTACGGACTTTGTACTCGACCTAGAGTTTTGGCGTAATAAAGTGTTTCCAGCGTGTAAATACGCTTACGGAGGCGTGGAATTATGTCCAACGAGCCAAAAAGAACATTGGCAATTCTGGTGTGTGTTCAAAAGTGCAAAAACAGAAAGTGCTGCACGTAAATTCTTCGAAGGAAGACACGTCGAATCCTGCAAAGGAAACGCGGATTCCAACGAGGAATATTGTCACAAAGGGGGAGTGACAGCCTTTGAGCATGGTACTGTACCAAGCCAAGGAAAAAGGACAGATCTGATAGAACTGAAAGATCAGATCATGTCAGGGGAAATGACGGTTGACGCCATTTGTGAAAGCAACCCCAACGCATTCCAGCAGTATGGAAGGACACTGGAAAGACTGGAAACGATTGCTCTGCGTAAGAAGTACCGAAATTGGGAAACCGAAGCAGTATGGATATTCGGACCCAAAGGAACAGGAAAAACTCACATGGCAATGGAGGGTTTCGACAAGAAAACTCATTACCAATGGTGTGGAAAGAATGACTGGTGGGATGGTTATAAAGGACAAGAAACCATCATCATCAACGAATTCAGAGGTGGAATGACATTCAGAGACCTGATGGAACTCACCGACAAGTGGAGTTATGATTTACCAATAAGAGGAAAAGAAGCAGTGCCATGCCTGGCAAAAAAGGTGATTGTAACATCATCAATGCATCCAAAAGATGTATATTCAAACCTGGCAGCGCAGGACAAGATCGATCAATTATATGATCGGTTCGATATTATCGAATTGCGTGGTGAGAGCAAAAGGCGCAAGAAGAGTTACACAATAATAGACGTTTGATTAAGATTGCGCAATATCCTTACGTTCTGTCATAAGACAGTCGTACCAAATAGTTACAACACAGTTGACACCAGAAGCTGCAACAGTTGTGTTCAACCCAGAAAGCCAAAAGGTGTAAAAAGCACCATCAGCAGGGTTAGTGCCAAAAGGAGCTGAAACATCCTCAGCATTACGGCCCTTGAACTGAATATTAGATTTAAACTTCTTAATTAAAGTTAAACCTTTGGGGCCGTCGCGGGAAGAACAAACTCCCCACTTTGACATGTTCTCTTCCATCAAAAGAGAGGGATCAACGTTGGAAAAGGTATCATCATTCAACTTGATACCAGCAACAACTCCATCGGCACCAGTAGTGCCTGCAGGGAAAACATCAATCTTAATCATAGAAGACACAACCTTATAATGGTCATAAGCCAAGGCCCACTCATCGTGGAGATAAGGTTGATGTCCACCACCTGTAAGATCCGGATCAAATATCGAGTTTGCACGAAAGTAATAAGTTTGTGCAACACCGGATACCGCCTGTGTAACAGTCATTTGCATACAGTACTTGAGTCTGGTACGGGCAAAAGGAGGGAACAAAGTACGTTGAATGGCATACTTTTTCCGCCCGTACTTCGCACGGCGCCTGTAAGGAGCGCGTTTTCGTGCAGGAGCCTTTCGAGCTCGGCGAGTATACTTGCGAGGCATGGGCTGGATATGGCGGTTTTGATATATAACATACAAAAAAATCGGTGGTGTAACGAACGGCTGGCGCCGAGTCACCAACCTGCGGTTGGGTACGGTCGTTGAACTGACCAATGTCGAAACTCGACAGAAGTGGTCAGAGGGTAATACTGCCAGTCATCTGTCGAGATTTCCTGGCTACCTCTGACCGGGCTTCCAGCCCCTCCACCTCCGGCGGAGCCTCCCTGGCCCTTCCGGGGGACCCTCCGGGGGCCCCTTCGGGGGGGG